GATATTCATCATCTATTATTGTATTGGCTAGCTGATTAGCTTGCTCATCGTTTACTGGTTTTGCCATATGTCATTCCTTATCTACTTGTTTGATAGTACTTTTTATGTATATATTTTCTTGGTTTACGTGCCACCTGACTTCTTGGAGCGAATCTAATATCTTTCATTAAAAACTCTAAGGCCGTGCAAAAATGACTCCACCTAACAGTTGGCTTACTCTTTTCTATTCTCCAGCCTTTAAGAGAATCAACCACAAGAGGACAATCATTTAATACCCATAATGTCGGCAATCTCTTAAACAATCCACTTTCTGTTATTTGGTTATTAAACGGTTCCCTGCATAACAAGGCATTGCCTAATCTTCGTCTTACTTCATCCCTTCCCCTTAGGTTATGGTCAGTCTTAGATGCTGTAGACTTAGTATTCGCACTTTCCCACCAACCACCGGTACACTCTTCATTCTTGGCCATCTGCTTAAAATAATAATTCATATCATCTATTACACTTTTAGTAGTATTAGACTGCTTAATACTGGCAAGTGGGTCAATAAGATTCATACCAAACTTACGTGTTTCACCACTTACATCAACAATCATCTTGCACACAGACAATGTATTATACCTTTCTGGATCAGGGTTTAATTCTGCATACACAAAAGCCTCATTGTATGGCGATAATGCCACAAATATAATAGCCAATTTAGTTGTAGGATGCCAATCTACAGACCTGAAAAATACCCAATCATTTGGTATGCCGTCAGGAAATACTTTGGAACCCCTTACTACATGTATCTTTGGTGTAAACTGTTTATATATTTTACCGGTAACAGCAGCAAAGATGCCATACCTACGCATGTCAATTAACTGTTCATCATCAAGTCCTGCATATTTTTTTGTAATAACATCCGTAATTAACGTAGGATTATCATCTGTTGCCATCTGAACAACGGCTATTGATTCTTTGCTATCAGTAAATTCTACTTCTGGATAATTAATATTATGCTTGCGCTTATAATAATCACGCATAGCCTTGCTTCTATAATATACTTTAGCACGTTCAAACACCCTGTCATAGTAATAACTAATGGCATTATCTACTGTTGGTGTATACGAAATACAAGTATCACCATCTTCCACCATAAGACGGGCTGGTTGTTCGTCATAGAATGGTTCTGGTGCTAACTCATCCAGCCACGTAGCTGTACGCTTGAAACCAGCAACTCTCTGTGGTGGTTGTGCATAACTAACATACTCTATTATAATATCATTACCACCATATGGATCTCTTATTACCTGTACCTGTCTTCGCGCAGTAATATCCTTTCTAAGTAAAAATGGTGGCAGCCATCGCGTAAATTCAGGATATTGCGTATTCTTTACCTCGCCAGATCTATCACTCTCGTCACCAGTAGAAGTACTTTTTTCCATAGGCAAACTCTGCGAAGCAAATCTATATATCTTGTTTACCCTTTCGTGCCTAAGTATCTCTGTACCACAATAAGGACATGGCTTGTCTTTATGATTCTCAAAATACACTTTAGGCGAAAAGTAGTGGCCGTCTTCATATCCCTCCATATCTTCTTTGGCTCTTAACCTGTCATTGTAATCTCTGGCTTTCTGACATTCAAAGTATACCATATTCTTCTTTGGTACAGGATGCCAACCAAGAATGCGCAAAACATAACCATAAGCAATAACAGCCGTTCCACCAGCTTGGTTACCTTTACACACAAAGATTATATCATAATCCGCATTAAAGAAAGCTGCTGAATGAGGCGTATGTTTGTAGGCATATAAATTCGCAAAATCATTAGCTTCTTTTTTTTGTTTGTTCGTTAATTCTAATTGCATAGTTTTGGCTTACAGTATAGGTTCTACAAAGAAAGTAATCCTAACCTCGTCATCAGCATGCCAAGCAGTTGACCCGTCTGTATTCTGGAGACTAACATGCAACTCACTGGAATTATCTTCATCTATGTAATACATCGGACTATCACCCAAATCCCTGATACCTCTATATAAACCGCCACCACCTATCTGCTCAAGGTCCCCTTCGGCAAACTCCATCCTACCCTGAAACAAATCTAAATCAGGATCGGTTGCAAGCGAAGCAGCATCACTACCCCAGAAATTAATATAGAACGGAACCAATGTAGTTGTATTTGTGTTGTCTGCAACTATTACGGCCCTATGTATTCTCAGTTTCTGTATTTGTGCTTCACTGTATCCATCAGGAAAACTTAAATCTTCATACTCTTGCGCGCCAGTGGCCAATGCGCCACTAAAATGTGAATCCTTATCACTCTTTATTTGATCTATTGTATAAGGCATTTCTTGTTTAACCCCCACTAATTTTCTCACTAAAAATATAAAACTATTTATTTACTCCTGCCAATCCTGCTGCTATCCACGTCTTATAACCTTTCATCATTTTCTGCCTCCTATTAAAATTTATATAAATTACCTGTTGATTCTATTGCATTACCGTTTTCTGTAACTGTATGCCCAGTATCGCCTGAGTCCGTAAATGTAGCTCCACTCCCTGTTGTACCTGACTTGGCTTCTCCACCATGTATGAGCAGTAAAGTGTTAGCATCACTTGAGAATTGAGTGCTTGATGGTGTAAAGTCTGTTGTATATCTCGCTACGTCTGATATTCTCATCTCATCCATGTAGCCATTCAATGGGTTGGCTGTTGTACCTTCTGCCCATCTTACTGAACCTGTAAAATCAGGCACTGAATCTGCATCTGTAGTATTAGCTACTGAAACTCCATTTATATAAACATCCCACTCATTACCATTTCTTACACAAGCACAATGAAACCATACACCTCGTCTAGTTGACCTAGTTCCCTGAGTTACGTCAACAATAATTGACCCTCCAGACTGAACACGAAATTTAATACCTCCATTGTCTCCATTAATTATCCATATTTTATTACTCCCATCCGTATTATGAATAAAAAATTCATCATTTCTCTCACCCAAAAGAGACATAGCCCAAAACTCAATGGTAAAATCTCCATCCCCAAAAGCCCAATCAGCATGGTCGGGATGCGATAAATAGTCTCCTGTGCCATCAAAGTAATACCCTACTCCATCAGTAGCAAATTTATATTCTGCCTCTGTGGTTCTTTTAGCTTGACCATTCTCAATTACAGTATGACCTGTGTTACCTGAGTCTGTAAAAGTACCACCATTGCCTGAAAAGGCATTACCAACTTCTGTAACTGTATGTCCTGTGTTACCACTATCTGTAAATGTAGCTCCACTCCCTGTTATTCCTGATGCCCAATTTCCTGTAAAGTATTCATCTCCATGTATGAGAAGGAGGGTGTTGGCATCAGATGTATGGCGTTCAGTTGCAGGGGTAAAACCACTTGTATATCTTGCTGTATCAGATATCCTAAATTCAGCTATCTTACCATTAAGGTCACCGTTCTGATTATCATAACCAATATAAAACGAAGATGTTTGGTCTTCATATGTACCTGCATCAGTCGCATTCCCAACATCTACTCCATCTAAATATAAAGTAAACACATTTCCATTACGCTCTGCTGCTACATGATGCCAACCACCTGTTGAGAACGAGGATGATGATGTAATGTCTGAGGCTAAATCGGCTGTACGAACTAACCATCTTATATCATTACCTGTCACAAGCCACATAGCGTGTTTAGGGTTTGACCCTCCAGAGTTGTGCCCATATAGAGCATCGTTGCTTGTCCAAGAATTAACATACATCCAAAAATCTATTGTAAAATCTCCAGAGAAGAACCAGTCGGCATGATCGGGTACTGTTAAATAATCTCCAGTCCCATCAAAACTATATACTGCTTGCGTTGTCTCCCCTGTCAATGCTCCTGTGTAAGCCTCTCCACCATGTATAAGAAGGAGAGTGTTGGCATCAGATTCAAACTGTGTAGTTGATGGAGTGAAGCCTGCTGTATATCGTGCTGTATCAGATACTCTTAGCTCGTCAATAAGACCATTCATGTAACTTGCGCCGTTATGGACTCCTATATGAATATCGGCTGCAAAATCAGACCAAGTTGTTATACTCTCTGTGGATGTCTGGTCTACCCCATCTACAAATACATAACCTGTGCCCGAGTTCCAAGAGAAAGCAATATGATGCCAAGTGTTATCACTTAAAACTGAATTATTAGACGTGATAGCGGTAACAGCACTTGATATTTCAAGCCTTAATTGTATTCCTTTATTCCCTCCACCCTTATTACTAATTTTAATTTCGTCAGATGAACTCTCAAATTGAGAATAATACACCACATCATTAGTGACTGTTGTTTCATATCTCCAAAATTCTATTGTCCAATCTCCACCAGTAAAATTAAAATCAGCATGGTCAGGAATGGAGAGATAATCCCCTGTTCCATCAAACACATAACTCGTAACATCACCTGCTGCTCCTGCTACACCACTACCAAAACCTGTAAGATGATTAAGTTTCAACATTAGATTTCATCCTCCCCCCTATAACCCCTTCTCGTATTGATATAATCCCATGTCTCCTGAGAGAAATCATCTTTTGTCAGTCTTGAACTTTTAGTCGCAATCTTAACCAGTATCTGCTCCACTAACCTAGTCAGTTCCTTATCGTCATTGTCCAGATGACCCCTGATAAACGAATCTTTCATTATCTGGATTTCTTCCTCAGTCATATCAACAACCCTGAAACCGTAAGTTACTTTTGTATCAGGAGGAACTGGTATCTGTAAATCAGAAATATCAGGAATGGTAGTTGTTTTAACCGCCTTCTGAATTGCTATCTCTGATGTTCCTGTCTCATTTCTAGGGTCGGGAACAGATACAGTGTCCAGTTGTGGTCGTGATTCATTAACCACTTCCAACCAAACACATTCCTTGTTCGGGCAACTTAAATCCCTTTTTATTTCCTCAAATACTTTTGTCTCGCAAACCCTTCCTGTATTTCTGTCAACTTTAGCGTATTTTATTCCCATTATGTATCCTCCCCTGCGTCTGTTGTTACAAACAACTGAATTCCTATTAATCGTGCATCTTCAGCCATGTCATCATTGGCATCAGATACATCCCTGAATATCCTGAAGAAACATAATTCATCAGTTGACGGGCTTCCTGCAATCGTTACCGCAGTACTCTCTGCCGTAATTAAACAGTCCTCGGCAGCACTAATATTGTCATCAGTAACTACGACAGCAGTACCATAAACAACATCTACTGTATCATCATTAGCAGTTGCCACACCCTGTAGCCCCCAAGCAACTCCATCTGTATCAGTTGCAGTTGAAGTCCAGAATACTCTAAATGTAATTGTACTTTCATTCCAACTTTTTGGCAGGGCAACTTGGAATTGTGCAGCCTCGTCTGCGCCAGTATCAAAGTCAAGAACCTGTAAGTCTGGCCTACCTGCCGTGGTTTCTACATCTGTGATAGCTGCACATCCATT